CGGAGCCGCTGGCGTGACAGCGATCGTCGAAAGCGTCACGCCGCCAGACACCGTGATCACGGCGGTGTTTGAAGTCGCGAGCGTGCCGCCGAACGAGGTGAACGTCGCGGTGATATTGGCGGTTCCGCCTGCTACCGCCGTGATGAGCCCAGCCGCGTTGACCGTGGCGATGGCCGGGTTTGACGACGACCAAATCACCTGCGACGTGTTGACGACGGTGCTGGTATCGACGCGCGTCGACGTTGCGACCATCGACTGCGTAGCTGCTAGGGCAAGCGTCGCAGTGGTTGGAGAGATGGCGATGGACGAAATGCCGGGACCGTTTGCGAACCGATCGAGGAGTACCGAAATCTGCGTCGTGGTGAGCTCGGCGCCCGCCCCGTGCCAGCCCGCTTTGTACGCCACGCGCGCGAGAGCACCGCCCGCCGCGATCGCAGCGCCCACGAAAAAGTTCGCCGCAACGTTGGCCGGCGTGGTGTTCGGCGTCTGAGTAACGAACTCCTGATCGGTAACCACGCGGTTTGCCGCGTTCGTGCGATCGATCTGAAGTAGAACCGGATGGAACGTAGTTCCCGGCGTGGCCGTGCCGGTGGCCGCCGCCGAACCATCGTTGACGTTGTATTTGAATTTGTCAGCCGCACTGAGCTGCGCGCCGCGATAGCCGGAGCCGCCCTGGATGCCGATGATGTCGCGGTCCACGACCTGCGCACCGGTCGGCTGAACGAACGCTAGGACCATCTGAGAATCAGTACCGGTACCAATGGGACCGGCCGTACTTGAGAAGGTCTGCGTCCCACTCGTGCTCAGTCGATAACCAAGACGCGAAAGTCCTGGAATCGCCTCGGCGTACGCACTCACTGCACCCGCCGTGAGCGTCTGCGTGCCGATGGAGTCAGCGAGGTTACCGCTCGCCTCTTGCGACAGCCACAGGTTGGTCGGGTTGGCGAGTCCCGTGCCGGATAGTAGCGACGTAAACTCCGAGGCTGACGCGGGGAACCATGTTCCTGACGTCGCGTCCTTAGTTACGACCGGCACTACGGCGTTCCGTTGCTCGAGTGAACGACGATCCTCGACGTGTCATACGCCGCCAGCTGCCTCGTCGAGATCACGATCGTCGCGTCGCTCGTCGGCAACGTCGCCAGCGACAGCAGCGTGCCTTGCAGCGCACCGTTACGCGGGACGTCGATCACGCCGAGCACCGTGAACGCCTGCGCGCCCACGTTCGCCGCAACAGAGTCACGACCGACGAGCTGCAGCGCGCCGTATGCCGCAATCGCGGCCGCGATCTGCGCGTCGCCGTTGGCCGGGTAGAATGTCGGATCTTTGACCACGGTGATATCGACGTAGATAGGGACGACCGCGGGACGCGAGAATTTCACGGTCTGCGAAACACCCTGCGAGTCCGTCACGGTCGTCGAAGTCGTGCCCTGAAACGCGACACCGGCCGCGATCTGCGCGTACAGCACCGATGCCACCGCCGCGTCGGCGCCGCCCTGGACGAGTACCTCGACGGAGTGCGGAGGCATCGAGTCGACGTTGACGATATCGGTGTTGTTGACGAACACCGTGCAGCTGGTGACGCCACTGATCGTGAGGACTGCCGCGCGGATCGCGTTCGGCGTTGCGACGCCCGCCGCCGAGAGCTGGGCAATGCGTGCCACGCGGAGCGACGCGTCGGTCTGGACGTCGTTGCCCGGCGATGCGTCGAGCACGTTGATCACGCTCGACCACCCACCGACGGGCGTGCTGATCACGCTGATATCGCCCGAGACGCCGACGATCGCGCCGGTCAGTACCGAGGTGGCGACGACGTCGATCGCGCCCGTGCCGGCGCCGAGGTAGCGCCAGGTCACGGTACCGTCGACGATCGCGGAGCCCGTGCCGGTAGGCGCCGATGCCGAGGTGCCGGCGATCGTGCACTGGTAGGCGTTGGCTGCGTTGGTGACGCGCGCACCTGCGATATATGCCGTTGTCGTGACCCAGGACGTCAGCAGGGTGATCGTCGCCGACGTGCTTGTGGCGAACAGCTGAGACGTGCTGGAGGTCGCTGCTCGCGACTGCGACGCGACGACGGTCGCCGGGGTGCCGGTGAGGGTCAGCGTGGTCGTGGAGGACTTCGCCGCGGTGCGAAAGGTGCCGGTGAGTAGGCAAAGCGCATCAAGCGCGGCCCCCGTGGCCTGATCGGGATCCTGCGAGGCGCCCACGGCCTGCGTGACGTCCCACAGCTCGCCGTACTTGCCCGCCAGGATGCCGGCGAAGATGCCGACGAGGCCGCCGTCCGAGGTATCAAAAGACGATCCGAGCTTGCTCGTGATCAGCGAGTTCTCGTCCAGTCGGACGATATCGGTCGTCTTGGGAACGAAACCGACGCTCGTGAGCCCGTACGTGATGGTCACGCCGTGACGCTAGTTCCAGCGTCGCAGCCGTCTCCGGGATTACGAGCCGATGGCGATGGTATCGACGGGCGTATCGCCGAAGACGCAGCGTGCCTGCCAGGCAACGGACAGCGCGCGCGTCGTAGAGCTGTAGGAGATGTCCATCTTGATCACCGACGTCACGCCAGGCGTAGCCAAGATCGCGCGACGCAGCTCGAGGTCGCATTTCGCCTGATCGAACTTCTGGCCGAAGATCGCAGACGCCGCAGGCACGCCCGCGCGCTCGAACCAGCGCACGCCGTAGTCGAGGTCGAGATACCACTCACCGGCGATCATCTGGATGCGGCGACGAACGCCCTGGACGACGGCGGTGAGCCCAGTCGTGGCGATCAGCCTGCCGTTCGCGATCACTAGATCGCCGGTGACCGGGTCTAGCGGGAAGTCGATCGGGTCGGTGGAGAGGATCGCCATTACTTCACCTTCACGGAAGATAGAGATGACGGCCAGCTGATGTTCGTCAGGGCCGTTTGCAATGCGGTGAGCGAAACCACGTAGGGCGATGCGCCCATCGTTGCGATCGCTGAGGACAGCGCCGTATTGAACGCGGCCAGCGTGGCTTGCGTCGCGATGAGGCTCGGCGTCCCGCCGCTCGTCCCGCTGATCACCATCGCCGACGGATCCACCGCCGAGCTCGGCAGCACATGCCCGAGGTCGCGCAGTCCTGGGATCGCAATCGCGTCGGTGATGTGGTGCCGCCGATCGTCGATTGGATCGACCTCGCCGCCGAGCGCGAGCCACCGATCGATGCTCGAGCTCGAGAACACGAGCAGCACGGTGTCGCCTGGCTTCACAGGCCACGTGACCGAGAACGCGCCGGACCCCGGGAAGCACACCGGCACGCTCGCCACGACTGGTAGCCGCTCGGCGATCCGCGTGCCGCTCTCGTCGTACACGCCGTCCTGTACCAGCGGCTGCACGCTGCACGTCTGCGTCGTCGGGTCGTAGGTCTGCACGACCCCAGGCAACGCGACGCGAACGCCACGCATGCGCCCATCGAGCGCGTTGGTGACGAAGCCCGCGAGGGTTGGGGTCTGTACAGCATCGGCGCTCATCGCTTCACCAATCCTGCCTTGGGAATGGCCTCGATCTCCGTAGTCCAGTCGTCGCCGTGGGTGTCGCCCGTGTGGTCGACCTTGTTGACGCGGAAGAATCCCGAGATGAACAACGACTCTAGATCGATCGTGATGCCGGGGATGATCTCCGGGTAGAGCAGCGTCTTGATCTTGAGCTCAGACGGCTTGCCAGCCTTCTCTGGCGTCGTGAACTCGGGCGATTCGATCAGCCCGCTGGATTGCGAGATCAAGAACGCGGTGCCCTCGGCCGAGTCCTGATCCTTGACGATCTGCATTTTGTTGGCCTGGATCGACCAGTGGTATCCGTACGGTTGCAACAGCCGCGTGATCTCGTCGCGCGTCTTGCCGTGCAATGTGCGCCCGGTAGCAAACTGCGCTTGCAGCTCGGGCGACGCAGCCACGCTCGCCGGCAGGTCGAGCCCCATGCTGGACGCGGCATCGCGCAACGCGGTGACAACGTTCGTGCCCTTGGGGTACGTCCGCGAGACACGCGCATTGGTGTACGCGCGGCCCCCTTCGTTGCATTCGATCGCGGTCTCCCAGTCGGCCTCAACCACCTTCGAGTATGCGTATCGGATGTCGCCCTGGAAGATCGTGCGAAGGTCATCTCCGTAGCCGCATTCGATCTTGATCACGAGCGGCTTGGTTTGCAGAAACTGGCGCGTCGTCGGTGAGCAATTGGTGATCGTGACCGTCGCCTTGTTCGGCGTCTTCTCGAGCGACTTCTCGATCTTGAACTGAACGCGCAAGTTCTCGATCGCGATACCGTTGGGCTGCGGCGTGAAGTACTGCGGATGCGCGCCGACGAATCCTGCCGAGGTGGGAGGCGACGCGTTGTAGATCGTGACGCGACAGCGCCGACGAAACAGCGTGGTCATGTAACGCCGATTGTTGCGTAGTACGTCAGCAGTTCAACCGACGAGAGATACGCCATCTGTACGCGGGTTCCGAAATCATCGAACTTTGCGTCTAAGCTACTTCCGGTCGTATCAAACACGATTAGCGCGCCATCGGTGAACGGCGCATCCTGCGAGTTGCGACCGAGGAACGTACCGATCACGCACTTCATGCCGCAGCGGATCGCCTTCTCGTTCACATCGTAGACGTCGAGGTACCAATAGCCCTCGCGGGTGTTCCAGCGGAAGTCGAACAGATATCCCGTGTTGCCCAGCGACAGGTTGAGTCGGTAGCTCGGATTTGATTGGACGAGCGGAATGATAAACGGCATCGCTATCCGTTCTTTCCGAATGTGGAAGACGCAAAATTCCACTTGTTCATACCGGCAGGAACGGTCTTGACGATCGAGTTGTTCTTGTCGTCGACCCACGTGCCGCCGCTCGGCGTTAGCGTGCCGTCCGCGTTCTTGATTCCCGGATCGAAGTGGACCGGTCGACCGTTGATCGTTCCCGGAACCTTGGTGTTGGAGTAGCCGCCGACCGCAACGGAACTAGCGGCAAAAGGCTGATACACACCTCCCGGCGCACCTCCCTTGAACGGCGTAACCGTGCCGTCTCCACGCGGATCCTGACTGTCAGACATCGTGTAGTGATCGCCGTACCCATCGGTGGAAACAACCTTGAATCCGCGCGCGATCCACTGACTGCGCTCGGATAGCGGCTTGGTGAACACCAAGATCCGTCCCTGGATCTTTTGGTATGCTGCTGCTTTCGTGAACGTCTGCTTTGCCCGGTCGCCCGGTCGCGACGTCCGCGCCGTAGACGTTCGCACGAGCACGCGTTGATTAGTTACGATCGTGATCTGCTGAAACGTCGCGGTGAAGCGCAACGCGGATCCCGTGGTCACGTCGCGCGGAACCTCGAGGTTGATCAGGACCATATTCTCGAAGTTGGCCAGCGAGGTGGTGATCGGTACCGGCTGCCGAGCGTCGCGGATCGCGAGCATCGCCGCGAGTGCATCGGTCGACGGCGCAGACTGCGCGTCACCTCGAGCTTTCGCGGTCGCGGCGTCGGTCGTCGGCAGGAACGCCGAATCGCCATGCTCGGCGTTGCGCTGATCGATCATCTTTCCGATCGGCGTGTCGCTGACGATGCCCTCGATCGTAACCATGATCGGTTTGGGCCTGATGTTGTCGCTGATCGCCGAGCCCTGCTCGACGGGAAACTCGGTGACCTGCGACTCGTAGACGTGCGACTCCGTGATCGAAGCGTCGATCACGTATGTCCCGATCATGATCGTAACGGTCTTGCGCGTCGTCACTTGTGGGCCTCGTTCGCGTCACGAAGTTGGCCGTGCCAGAAGTCAGTCATGGAATCGACGACCAGCTTTTTCGATGCGTCGCTAGACGTGCCAGGCGGGACCGTGACGGTCAGGTTCACAGCGGCGACGTTGTTGACGGTGCCGCCGCTGGATGACGGATTGACCGTCGCCGTCGGGTGCATGCGATAATACTCGTCGCTAGCAGTCTTCCGTTTCGCTATTGCCGCAGCGCTCTGATCCTGATTCTCGTCGGAGTGATCGAGCTGCGAGTTTGCGGTGCCGTGGATCGTATCGTAAATTTTGTTACCGACGGCGCGACCTGGAGCAGTCAGGGCATTCGCCGCACCCTTGGCCGTGTCGATCAGCGCCTGGAGCTTGTCCATGATCCACTGGATCTTGTCAGCGACCCAACCGACCGCGGATTCGAATGCTCCTTTGATCGCCGAGCCAACGCGAACCGCGACCTCCTTCACCTTGTCCCAATTCTTGACGAGCTTGATCACGCCGTAGGCGACAGCAGCGACCGCTGCCGCGATGAGCACGAACGGTGCGATCGCAAGGAGCGTACTCGCGGCAATTGAGAGCATCGAGATACCCCACGTCACGAGCAATGGGAGGACGACGTCGGCAATCACAGCGCCCACTCCGATCAGCAGCGCTTGCGCACCCTCGTCGCCGTCAAACGCAGCCGTGAACACGTCCTCGATATCGTTGACCCCATCGACCAGGATCCCGACAGCATCGGAAGCAAAGCCGAACGCCGTGGCGAGCCCGTCGACGAACGACTTGACGTCGCTGGCGATCACCTCTTTGTTCGCCTCAATCCACCTGAACAGGCCATCGGCCAGCTTGCTGATGGTCGGCAACAACGCGATGGCTAGCGTGTTTTTGAACCCCGTGATCGCGCCGTGGACGCGCATCGAGGTCTCTTCGAGCTCCTTGAAGCTCTCCGTGGTCTTGCCGTCGACCACGATTCCAAGACGCTCGGCCTCCGCTCGAAGATCGGCGATTCCCGCGCCGCCTTTGTTGAGGAGCGGGATCAGATCCGCACCCGATCGACCAAAGATTTCGACAGCTGACGCAGCCTTGTGGATACCGTCCGGCATGGCCGCAAACTTGTCGGCGAGCGTCGATAGGAGCTGATCGGGAGAATCGTTTTTGATCTCCTTTAGTGGGATCTTGAGCGCTAGGAGCGCCTCGCCCACTGGGCCGGTACCCTTGGTGCGAAACTCCTCGAGCCCTTTGGCCATCTTGGTAAAGCCGATTTGGAGCTCTTCGGTCGAGACACCCGTGGTGCTCGCAGCGTAGCCGAGCTCCTGCACGGCCTCGGTCGAGATGCCGATCTTCTGCGCCATGCGCGACGCGGCGATCGCCGTCTCCGACACGCCGTTAAAGATCTCGCGGATACCGTTCGCGACCTCGGCGACGGCGAAGATCTCGAGACCTGTCTTGATCGACTCGAGTAGCTTGTCGCCCTTTTCGAAGGACGCGTGGTCCGCCTTTAGCGACAGGCCCGCATATAGATCGGCTACCTGCATGATCTCATCGGTTCTGCGCGCGAGCCTGCGCGTCGTTGATCAGCTCGATGGTTTCCCAGAGCATCGCAACATCGTCGGCGCACATCGTTTCGAGATCCGACCACGTCACGTACCTTTCAGCGACGAGCCGGAGCGATGCGAAGACCGGT